TTGTCTTCGTTATTTAAATAAACTTGCATACAGTCCCATGGTAGTAAAATACATGAAGGGACATTTAGACCCTCTCATATTTGAAGTGGAAAATAAAGAAGGTTGTGAACAACTCGAAGAAGGATATAGTCACTTCACTAAGAAAGAGAAATCCAACTTTCTTAAATTCCTCAAACAGGTAGACAAAGATGTTGACACTTATTGTGCAAACAATAAAACCGTTCGCAGGAAACGAATCAAGACTCCTGCACAACAGGTAAAGAAATTACCCTACCTAGAATCAGACAAAGAACTAACCTCGATTAATCCCGAAGACATCATTCGTGCAAGGTCATTGTTTACTTACAATGTCAAGACAAGAAAGATTGCAGAGTTCGTTGGACATCTAAGTGTAAAGAATACCTCAATCAACGGAATCGACTCAATGAGAGAAAAGACCTTGACAGATAGGAAGAAACTTGGTAGAATAGTACAAGGTGGTAATATTATTGCATCGGGATTTTTAGACGAGTTGAATACTAAAGAAAAAGAACCCAGTAAGATAATAACCAAAAATACAATATTATTAAAAGTGATTAAATAATGGTACTAATAGATTTTACGCAGACTATAATAGCAGGTCTGATGGCACAACTTAAAATGAATGATGGTCAAGTATCAGAAGATATGTTAAGACACATGATTCTAAATTCAGTTCGTAATTACCAAAAGAAGTATGCACCCGATTACGGTGAGATAGTTCTTTGTACGGATTCATCCCATACATGGAGAAAAGAATTCTATCCATTATATAAAGCAAACCGTAAGAAGACTCGTGATGCATCCGACCTAGACTGGAAAATGTTATTCGAGACCTTACAGAAAGTAAAAGAAGAGATTAGAGACAACTTCCCATACAGATATATGTATGTGGAACGTGCCGAAGCTGACGACATCATTGCAATCCTAGTTAAACACTCAAAGGAATCAGTGATGATTGTCAGTGGAGATAAGGACTTTCAACAACTACATAAATATGATTATGTAAAACAGTGGAGTCCCAACCTAAATAAACTTATAACTTGTCCCGACCCCGATTTGTTTTTAAAAGAACATATCCTAACAGGTGATAAGTCGGATGGAATTCCAAATATATTATCTAACGATGATTGTTTTGCAGAGGGTATAAGACAGACCCCATTGAGAAAAGGTATAAAAGATTCCTATCTCAGAATGACCATTGAAAAGGACGATAAATACTATCGTAATTATTTAAGAAACCAAACTCTTATTGACCTAGAGTTTATTCCTCAAGAACTAGAGGATACAATCTTAGATGAGTATTCAAACACTGCACCTGTAAGAGGGAAGGTCTTTGACTACCTAAGAACACATAGGTTGAATGAGTTGTTAAATCATGTAGAGGACTTTACATTATGACAGAGAAAAGAGGAAGAGGGCGACCTAAAGGAGCTCCCAACAAACCAATTATGGAACTGATTACCGAAAGGTCTGAACTTCCTAAAGATGCAGACGTATATGAAATATTATGTCAAGCAAATATCGTTGCAGAAGCAACACCCGACCTTGCAGTGCAAGGACTTCAAGTATTCAATAGTAGGAATGGTGCAGTAAAACCAGTACTACAATGGGCATTTGATGTAAACATTAATTCTACCTTACCCGAAGGGACAACTCCTTACGGAAGTAATGATGCACCTGCATCAGACCTATCAGAGACTTCTCTAAGGTTTGAACACAAGTTATTCAAGTACTTTGTCACGGAACAGATTCCAGTGGTTAAGAGAGAACATATGTGGATTGGTCTACTCGAAGGTATTCCTAAAGAGGAAGCAGAGATGATTGACCTAGTCAAAGACGGTAAGTGGCCGTTTAAAAATATCACGAAGGAAATCGCTAAAAAAGCGTTTTCAGAAATTAACATTTAATAAATACTTGTAGTGGTTCGAGACTATACATAGACAACTGGGTCTTTCGTAGTAAAGGTCAAACAACTTTAATAGTCGCACACCGCTCCATGGATTTGAGAGGACATATTTAAAATGGAAAACCATGAACATCAACCTACTGCATTCGAGCAGGAACAAGTAGTTTCCGAACCTACGGAAATTGAAAGAATACAAAAAAGAGTATCGGACTTTACAGTTGGACTTAGACCTGCAACAGCAGAAGCTGCTCTCGCATCCATGAGTATGTTATTAGAGAAAGGTCTAATTAAAGTGGCAGACCTTGATGCAGTAATTTCTATTCGTGAAGAAATCAATAAAGGTCTTATCGAATATAAGACAACAGTTGAAGTTGCAACCAAACAAATGGAACGTGCTCAACAGAACTTAATAATTGAACAAGAACAGGAACGTCAAAGGGTTCTTGCACAAATGGAAACTAAGATTGTTGATGAAAGACAATTAAGGAAATCTACTCAAGACCAACTTGAAAGTAATCAGAACAGACTTTCACAAATGGAAGCAGTCCTTAAGTCTCATGGTATTAATATGGACTTGGACGGAGACGGAGTTGTTGGTCTTAAACAAGGACAAGTCGCAGACACACTAACTGCAACAGAACAAGCAGAGGTTGACTCTATTGTTCATCACGGATACGATGCGAATGGTTCTCCAACTACAGAGACCCCTACTGCACCCACACAAACTAGTGGTGCATTCAAACTCGCAAGAATGATGAATCCTATTGAACAAGGTGCAAACGGTATTAAGGAAGAAGACTTTCCTATAACCAATGACCCTGCACTTCAAGAAAAAATTGAAGAGACTTCTGAGGCATTCAGAAAGCATGAAGAGACACAAGATACGCCACCACAAGTTGCAGGTGGATTGATTGCAGGTGAAGATACTGAATCATTCTTAGACGAAGTTGATAGAGTACAGGAAGTTGCAGATATTGATGCAATGACTGATGCAGAAGAGGAAGAGAGTTTCTCGGATAACTGGGAAGACCCAATTGTTGAATCGGGTGGTACACTTGATATTGGATACGAAGATAATCCTAGTGATATTGATTCCCAGTATGAAGATATGGATACTGGTGAACAAGAAGGTAAAGATATCTACAGTGGAAATACTGGAATATTTCAAGACGTACCTCAATCAGAAACAACCTCAACTATAGAAGCAGCTATCCCACAACCTCAATCAGTTTCTGCACCGTTAATCACTGGTGGTAATGCACCTAGTATTACTAAAGAACATCTTGCAGACGGTGTCTATGTCGAGACTGAAGAAGTTCCCGAAGTAGGTGATAACGATGTCGTTATTTCTCAAGATAACATTAGGTCATTTGCAAACGAAGAAGACCTATTGACTGAGACAGAGGAAGAGTATGAAGAAGTGGTTATTCCTAACAGAAAAGACTTAGAGGGAATGACTAAGAAACAGATTCTATCTTCTGCAGGTAATCTTAGTTTTGAGATTGATAGTAAATTAACTAAAAATATAATGATTGATACTTTTGAAACACAAGCAAATGCTCTTATCGAAGAACTAACTGGTGGTGATGAGTTCGAATCTATTTCTGAGGAGACTGTAGATGGTGATGACGATAGGAGAGACGGCGGGTACTTTTAAATCCGTAGTACGACCTCTAAAGTTAAACGAAGTATCACATAATCTCAGAGATTTCTTTTTCGGAACTGAGAACGATGTCCTTCGTTTTGACTTACCCCAAGACCTTACATTAAGAATAGGTTCTCACTACAACGGTGAGACTTTGTTCGTATCTGAAACCAAAGACTCAATGATACTCAGTGCATTTGGTAATGAACATATGTTAGGTGAGGCCAGTTGTTTTTTATGGAAACCTCGTGGAGACCCTCAATCAAACGTACTCGATGTAGATGATGATGCACAATTCATATGTGTACCCAAAGACCAGTTAAGTATTTTCAAAGAAGGTGACGAGATAGTGTACACCTTAGTAAAAGAAACAGACACAGAAGAACGACATATTAAAATAAATCATGTCTCGTAATATCCCAATCACTGCAGTTGACCAACACGATTTCTTGGAACATAGAAGAGAGCAAGAAAAGAAACATTGGTCGAAACAGAACAACAACGAAATGAAATACCAAGAGTTAAGTTCTATTCTTACGGTAGAAGTTAACACTACAGAGTTGTGTAATAGAACGTGTGTGTTTTGTCCTCGTGCAAATCCCGAAGTATTCCCAAATAGAAATTTACATATGACACCCAAGGGTGCGTGTACTATCGCAACTGAATTAGGAAACAATAATTTTACTGGGAAGATATCTTTCAGTGGGTTTGGAGAAAACTTACTCAACCCAAACTTCCAAACAATCGTAAGAGAGTTCAGAACTCATTTACCTCACGCAACACTAGAGTGTAATACCAATGGTGATAAACTTACTTCTACATACGCAAGAGAATTATTCAACAACGGTTTAGACCTTCTCTATATTAATCTCTATGATGGGATTGAACAGATGGAAGGGTTTGATGCGATGATGAAAGAAGCAGAGATATCAGAAACACAATTTAAATTTAGAATGCACTGGGGAGACTTTGAGACTCACGGATTGATTCTAAATAATAGAAGTGGAGTAATCGACTGGGTAGGAATAGAAGACTCAGACATTGAATCACTTAAAGGTAAACCATGTCACTATCCGTTCTATAAAATGTTTGTCGATTGGAATGGTGACGTTCTATTCTGTTCAAACGACTGGGGTAGAGAACACATCGTGGGCAACTTAATGCAATCGACATTACATGAAGTGTGGTTCAGTAAACCCATGAACAAGATTAGAAGAAAACTGATGAGAGGAGACAGGAGTATGTCACCTTGCAACAAGTGTAGTGTAGATGGTTCACTGTTTGGAAAACCATCATTTGATTTGATTAAGGAGTATTATGAAAGCAGTAATAACAGGAAATAGTAAACTCGCAAAAACAATTGGAGACGTAATTGTAAGGACTCCACACGCAGGAACAGTACACCTAGTGTCTCACGTTCGTGTCGAGAGTACAATCAAATGGGAAGACCACGAGGTGTTTATCAATTGTGCCCATGTCGGATTTTGTCAAACAGAATTATTGATGGAAGCATATGACCACTGGAAAGATGAT